GCTTATCTTATCAAAATAACCAATAGGTACGGTATACTGTGCTAATTCAGAAGATATAACATATTCTAAACTAGGGAATTTAAGTTTTGCTGATTCACATACTTTGTGCGCCAACTCTTCTAAATTAGTATTTTCATAAACCAATGAATCATCAAAATATAATGTTCTTAGTTTTTCCATTAGATCACGACAAGTTGTTGTCACAGTCATAGTTGTAAAGCTTGAAATCCAATCAGAAGAGTAATAAACACCATATGGATAAAAACCTATTCTTTCACCATTGATAACCTCAACAAAGTAATCTCCCGCAGAAACATCTAAACTACCAGACGGTAAAACAAAACCTAACCATGTTTTAATTTTTCTATTCTTTTTCAGTAGATTATAATAAAAGCTGTTTGTATTTCCATTTCTGAAACGGCTATCGTCATTAGTAAGTTCTATATCCATCTCATTAGAGCTAATATTTCCTATTGGAATAGTACCATTTTTATAGTCTAACTCTTCTAAAATATTTATTCCAACAATATCGCTATCATAAAACACTTCTGATATTGCACCGTAAAACTCGCATACTTTTACGCACTGATAAGCTTCGCTCCATTTATATATCTCAAGCTCAATTTTAGTACAATTAACAATATTTTGGTTTATAAAACTAATTTTTTGACTAATATTTGTATTTCCACCTATAGTTTCCGTATGAACTAATATAGCTGACTCAAAGAATCTTATCTCAAAATTAACAGCGTACTCTAAATAAATTGTATCAAAAACAATACTTAAAAATGTAATTGGCCTTGCGGTAAATGTGGTTGTAAGAATTGGATTTACTATAAACTCACCGTTTACATCAGATGCTGTTGTTCCATACCACCCCATTTCAGCGTCGGATACAAGTGCTGGCATTGGATGAAAAGAACCGTCAGCAATAAGTTTATTATTTAAGTGTGCCCATTTATAAGATGTTTGTAAAACATTATTTGCCACTTGTGCACTCATGTTTATTCTGTTTTGATCATTTGCCGTTGCAATAATAGTACTGTCAATAGATGAATCAGTCCATGTAATTTCAACCCGAGAACGTGGTTTTCTCTCGTTTGAAAGCGCTGCGGTTTTGAAATCTACTGAACCAGAATACACGTTTTATACTTCCTCAAGCTTAAAACTAACACCGCTCCAAAGCCCATCAGATAATAATATAAGCCTTGTCTTTTTGGATGGAGTCATAGAAACAACATAAATATCAAACAAAGTATCAGTAGTAAATACTTTGAGGCTAAGAGGCCGAGACTGGCTATAAATACCTTCCAAAACAGCAAGATCATTACCAGTAATAATAGAATAATCGAGATTAAAATTTTTCTTAACATATAGAATATCTTTTTTTAAAGTACCATCGGCCGCACGTCTTGACCTTGCTGTCTCAACATTATCAACAGTAAACTTTCTACCAATTGCGGAAATTAATATTTCAGAACCTAACTGACCTAAGTATATTTCACCCTTTAAACTCATCGCCCTTCCCTCTGATCTTCTGATATTCTAAAAGGTCTCATTTTTCTCTCTAACATTTTTAGTCCTGCATCATCTGCAATAAGAGTACCAATATTAAATGTATTCCCACCGGACACAACTTGAGCGTTATCATTGGCAAAAGTTGGCAGTTGAAAGGATGATATTTTTCCTAGAAATTTATTAAAGAACATATCCACGCCAGTTTCAACAGGGAAAACAACTTCATCTTGATTACCTTCACCGATTATAGCATTGATACCGCCCGGTCTTTTCTTGACAAGTCCACCCTCTGCGAATGGTTCAGGCTCTGCAAGTATTAATCCAGACTCAACAGCTCCAAGCGCTCCTACGGCTATTGAAAGAGGCATATTCGGTAAAGCCTCAACAACCGCAGAAGCCGTATTTATTACAGCCATTGCAAAATTCAAAGCTTTCTCTCTTTTAAATTGAGCCTTCTGCATTGCTATTTTTTCAGCATCGGCTTTTTTCTCAATCTCTGAAATTTTTAAAGCTTTTTCTTCTTCGCTTAAAGTAGACGAATTGACTGCTTCGATCTGTGCTTGTTTCTTATTATCAATTTTCTTAAGTTCGTTATTAGTGTAAAGGCTTGATATTCTGCTAAGTCGTGAAGTTACATTTGATGCAATTGATAAGCCTTCTTTAAACGATTTTAAGCGGGCTTCTGCTTCAAGATTAATAAGGTCTATCTTTGTCTGAGTCTCTTCTTGAGCAAGTGCCAACCGTTCGTTTTTGTAAAACTCTTCTATACCTGTTGTAGCTGCTCCAAGCTCTCCTGCTTTACTTATTTCTTCATTAAATTCATTGTTTAATATTTCAAGTTTAATAGCGCTATTTCTTTTATTAAGTTCAAGCGCTTTATCGAGTTCCATTTTTGTTAAATCACTACTATCAATTGACTGTTTTAAAACTTTGTCACGATATGATTTTTCAAATTCCGCTCTTTTTATAGCAAGTTCTTTTTCTTTTTTTATCTGTTCTTCTATTTTTTTCTTAACTTCTTCTTTGCTTTGTACTGTTTTTTCATCTTGTTTAGAAGAATTCTTTGCCGCCTCAGCCGCTTTTCTCGTTGCCTCTGCCAATTCCTCAGCTGCTTTCTTTTGGTCTAATGTTGCAATTCTGTTGCGCTTTTGTTTTATATATACAAGGTCTTCACTTGCAGCTAATTCATCCATTTTTAAACGTAAGTTTTTTATTAAACCACTAATACCGGGTATTATACTAAATGCCGTCTCATAGAGTTTTAATAAAAAAGATACTGTTTTGAATACGGCACTTTTAACAGCCGACACTCCTTGCCAAAAGTAAAAAGTAATACTATCCCATACATCGCCCATGAACTGAGATACTTCTTCCCAATTATTATATAGATATATTCCTGCTGCTACAGCTGCGGCTATGCCCGTTATAATTAACCCAAACATGTTGGCCTTCATTGCTGCATTAAGTGTTAATTGTCCCATTGCCATAGCTCTATATAGTGGTATTAGTATTCTTGCCCAAGATATAAACTTACCAACTACTATCAATACAGGGCCAATTGCTGCGGCTAACAAAAGCCACTGGGCTATTGTTGATCTCATTTCTGGGCTTAAATTTTTAAACCAATTAACGGCCGATCTTATGGCTGGCAATATATCATCTTTTATTAAAGTCGCTACAGCATCAGCGGCAGGTAAAAATAATTCACCAAGCTCAACTCTTATATCTTGATATAATGCAAGTATTATTCTTTGCTGATTTGCTAAACCATCAGATGTTTTTGCAAAATCCCCTTGAGCATCAGAAGTTTGTTTTAATATTACAGCTCTTGCAGCTAGTACTTTATTTTGTGGGCTTAATGCTTCTTTTGTTGATGTTATTAACCCCATACTAAAAGCTTCTTGCTTTAAAGTTGCATCATTCAAAAGTACGCCATATTTTCGCATTGGTTCTGCCTCTCCTCTTAGAGCAGAGCCTATTGCATTTATAGCTTCTTCTGGGCTTGTATTATTAAAAGATGCAAGATCAGAAGCAAGAGATGTAAGCTCTATTGCAAAAGAAGAAAGGTTTTCCCCTCCAAGTCCTGCCGCTTTTCCAAATGTTGCAAAATTTGAGGCGGCTTCAAGTGCTTGATTCCTTGATTGCCCTATTGATTCGCCAGTTGTTTTTGACCACTCTTTAATTGTATCAGATGAACTTTGGAAAATTTGATCAGTTTTTGAAATATTTTCATTTAAATCAGCTATGTCTCTTATAGTTGTAAGCATGGCAGCGCCAGCAGCAACTATTGGAGCAGTAAGGTAAAGAGATAATTGTTTACCAGTGTTAGTTATCTCTTTACCAAATTTATTCATTTCAAATTGTGCTTTACGAACCTGTTTATCAATATTAGATAGATGTTTTTTGGTATCTTCCACCCCATCCATTCCAATAAATCCGATAAGTTTAAATAATTCTCTAGCCATTTTTTTTATTCGCTTTGTCTATTATTTTCTGAACATTTAAATTTGCTGTTTCAATATCTTGATTTATCTGTTCTTCGGTTCGTTTAGCTCTTACTGTTAATCCTAATTTTGATTTATAAGCTTCCCAAGATATATCAATACCTGACTGTGATGAAAGTATTTGCCATGCGGTAAAACTTGCATACATCAAAGAGTCTTTATTTTGTTTAGCTTTTTCTTTTAATAAATATTCTCCATAAAAAAGAATTTCATTATAATCAAAATTATCAAATTCACCTTCATTTTTCAGAAGGTGAAATCTTACTAAGTTTTCTACTTCTTGTACTGACTCACAAATGTCTTGATTTTGTTGCGCACTTGCGAGCCCTTTGAGAAAAAACCTTTAAAATCTTTCGCCTCCAATAGTTGTTCAATAACATCCATCTCAATGTCAAAATCAAGATTGTCGTATTCTTCTATTGTAACGCCCAAAAGATCAGCAAACCAAATTGCTGCATCATCGTTTAGAACTTCTAAGATTGTTTCAAGTATGTCAAAAGCGTAATTTAATACGCTATTTGTAACATCTTCTTCACTCTTTTCAACTTCATCAGATGATTCTTTAGGAGACATATTCACTAAACTTTTATTGCCTGTTGTGTTGGCTAGTTTAACAATTAGATTACCCAAAGTTTTGCGGTCTTTTCTTGTTAGATTTCTTATTTTTTTTGTCATTATTCCTCCGATGTTGACAAATTAATTATGCGCCTTCTGTAGGCCAGTAAATTACCCAAGGCTCAGTATCAAGGTCTGTAGTAGTAAAGTGAGCTGTGAACTGCATTGCAATTACACCCTCTTCTTTATCAGATAAAGATAACTCAATATTCCCATCTTGTATAACATTTAATAATTTAATTGCGCATGCGCCTTGAGCAGCATCTGATACTTCACCAACGATTGTAATGTCACTCAAATAATCAGTGTCAGCAATTTGTAAAGATCTTGTTATAGCATCCCAATCAAGTTCAAAAACAGATGATGTTGAGCCGGGAAACATTCTTTTGAAATTAACAAGAGTCTGTTCGATAAGGTTAATAGTGGCCTTAACTGAAACTCTTGTTATTCTTCGGCATCCTTTTACAGGGCCACGAGCACCGTCAACTTCAATTTCTTTTATTTCTTGTTCAATAGTTACAGAATTACCGCCTTTAGTTGCTCCAATCTTTGTACCCATTGAGGCAAAAGTTGTAAATCCTGTATAAACCGCACCGCTATCAATAATAAAGCGTTTGCAGGTGTTTGCTGTTATTCCGTGTTGTCTCGCCATCCGAAACTCCTTTTTATTGTTTTGTTATAATTGCTCTGTCCATTTCTGTCTTCCGCCTCTTGCAGAAATTAACATATTGTAATGCTTTACTTTAATATCTGAATCTTGTATTAATCCACCATTTTCATAATATAGCCTAATTGTGTTGAATCTGTCATCATTATTTATATGTGATCTATCACAAATAAACTCTACACGCTCTGCAATTTCTCTCAATATTTTTGATGACATATTGTTAGTGTAAATATCAACATTTACATCAAAAGATGCTTCTGCTAAATTTTCATCAGATGTTTTCTGAATATCAAAAACCATATAAGGAGCAATAGCATTTTGTGGTGCTGAGTCTGAAAAAATAGCAGAAACATTTGGAGTGCTTGGAAAAGTTGAAAGCAAAGAAGGTAGTTCCAAATCACTATTAAGTAAATCTATGAATGATTTTTCAAACATTAAAAGTATTCCCTAGATAAAATATCTTCTATATTTTTTGATTCTTCTAAAAGCGTTGACCTAAAAAATGGTCTTTTATTTATTTCTTTACCATCGCCATGACCAAATTCTAAAAGGTGTGCATGTGGCGCAGTTGAACCAACGGCAGATACTCTTTCCTGACTTTTTAAACTTTTTCTACTCTTAATGCTTTTGTAAAGATTGCCGGTTAATCTTCCGGGAGCATTGCCGGGTGTAGATATTTTTTTATTTTTTATTTTTTCTTTTATCGCTTTAACAGCATATTTTGCAGCTTCGTTTCTTCGGTCTGCCTCATCCTTTTCAATATCTTTCATTATTTGATCAGTGTTTATTGATAGATTTGCAAAAGTTCCTTTAATTATCATAACCTCTCCTCAATTGCGACAATAAAAGTTTCAACACCTTGCATCTGTATATCTTCACCACTTGATACTCTATATATTCTATCTACATTATTAATGTTATCATGATAAAATATTCTATTCAACTCACTAAAAGGAATTAATCCTCTTATTCTAATATAATGAGTAGCATCAACATTAAACGACCTAAGCTCTGATTTTCTTACCGCATTAATAGGGGTGATGACCATTGCAATAAGTGAAGAGACGTTTGACCATGTAACAACGTTACCGCCTTCACCGTCTGGCACATTTGTTTCTTCCTGTATATAAGCATATTGCTTCGCATTACTTGCATGAGATTTTGAAGGGATTCTTTGCAGCATTAATATACCGCCATTCTATCCGGTCTCAAAATATCAAAGAAAGCTCTTGGAATTGTTCCAGATTCAGCTATTCTATTTTCAAATCTATAAGCACAATATAAATAAATTGCATCTTTGAACTGGTCTGGCACATCTTCTGGCGCACCATATCCAGTTACAAAAGTAATCTTTACTGCATTAATTGGTCTAAGTGTAATAGTAGGCCAAGAAATGCCATAATTAAGAGATAGTCGCCCAACTTCTGAACTACTATCTACATAATATGTAGCAGCATCAACCGTATACTCCACGTTATCAGTGTCGTAGTATTTAATACTCTCAACACTGACAAGAGGAGGTCTAGGAAGCAATATTTGCGAACATGGGAATGAGTCTAAATTCATAACCCATGTTTGAGTAACATATGATCTATGTTGATAGTCCTCAGCTGCCTTTCTTCCTGACTTAATCCACTGAGCAATTAGTGCATCTTCTACATCGTGATAAACACGTGTATAAAGCTTCACTTCTGCTACAGTGACAGGCTCCTCAATGGGAGCCACGCTGAGAACATGATAAGACAATTAAGCCTCGTCACCTTCATAGATTGTATCTTCAATAGCAATTGCTGAAAGTATGTTTGCAACGTCACTATTTGCATAGCTCAAACAAAGATATTTATCAGCAGGTATGATATTTGAAGGGATGCAAAATACTACAGTTTTACCGACAACAGAAGCTTCTGTAATAGCGTGTGATTTTGCATCTGCTTGACGTACATCATTTACATATACTGGCACTACCTCAGTGATAGCAACTGGAGTTGTTCCCGCAGCATCATCAGCAGATACTACAGATAATGTAAGATCAGCAGCGTTTGCCATAGTAACAGAGCAAACGATTGCAATTGATTTACCTGGCTTTGGTAAAATACCAACAGCCGCAGCAGTTGCAGTTGTTTTGCCATTAAACAAAACTCTGTCAGCAGTTTTTAATCTTTCTGGAATTGTTGTAATTGTGTTCATATTTTCCTCAATTATGCGTGACGTGCAGCAAGTGCAACATAAGGTGAAGTTGTGAATGCCGCTTTTGCTTTTGAAGCGAGAGCAACGTTAGTATAAGGTGTACCGTTAAAGCGTTTTGTGAATCTAAATACTTCTTGATCAGTTAAGAACTCAACATGCATAGAGTTTGCAACGTTTAATCCGCCTTTCTCAATAGCAACATAGTCTGTCATATCAGCAAATACAATGTCACCTACATAACCAAGCTCAGCAGCTTGTTCAAGAGCGATAACAGGACGACCAAATAGTGTTGCAAAAGGTGTACCGGCTACGCTTCCAGCAGGAAGATAAACAGGAACTCCACCAGTGCCAACTTCCATTTTCATAAACATGAGCTGCTGTTCTGCTTCTTCTGTCACAAACCAAACAGCACTTCCACGTAGACGTTTTGGCATACGTGTGTACATTTTAACTACGTTTTCAAAAACGATAGTTCCGTTAGTTTGGGCACTTTCTTTAGCAACTTCAATAAGAGCTGCAGAGTTACGTATTCCCAAAGGTTTACCAATACCAGAACCGTTAAAAATTGCTTCATCAAGCTGATATGCAAGTTCAGCAGGAAAAGCACGTTGAACCCAAGCATTTGTTGCAGCAGAGTCTTGCAAAAGCTCTTCTGTCATTTGAACAAATCCCATAAGTTTTTCAAGTTTGATGTCTACGTTTCTAAGTTTAGTTTTTGACTTATCAACGGTTGAACCTTCGCTTGCCCAGTGCATTTGAATGCCACCAAAACGGCTACCATCAGCACGACTGCGTTCATCAACTGCCGGAATACTTACGCTGTTACTAGATCCGGAAATAGGTATTTTTGTAACACGACTATAAAGCTCAGAAGCTGCAGAAGCTGCGCCCATCATTGAATCTACAAAAGTAGGGTGAATAGCAAATCCACCATCAGCACCAACTTTAGTATTCATACCATCTGCGGCATTAAAAAGTCTTGAATCTGGGGCTTCGTTTGTTCTTGTTGCGTTTGCTACTGCTACAAGTTGTTCGCCAAAGTTATTCCAAGGCTTTTCAACAGAAAGATCTCTTTGTGATGTAATTTTTGAAGGAATCGCAGAGCTATTTACAACAGTCTCAAGATCAACTTTATTTGTGTAAAGTTTATTTTGCATTTCAATTGCTTTTTTATAATCATTAACTTTTTTATCATTAAGATCATACTCATTTTGTTCTGTCTCATTCATCACACGCCCTTCGGTTAGTGCACTGTTAAACAGAGTTTCCATTTTGTCAAGGCTTGCCTTGATTAGTTTAGCGTAATCCATACACTCTCCTGTTGTTTGTTATAAACGAGACATTCTC